CCAGCGCCTGCCGGGTGCCTGGGCGAACCCTGAGCCTCAATTCCTCCTCGGCAAGCGCGACACGCTTCCTGGCAGATTTGGCCGAGCGTTCTTTCTGCGGTACTGCTGCCATGGCCTACCTCTTCTATTCCGCTGGCCGGCAGTGCGAGCCAGGTTTGACGTTTGCGTTGCTGGGTGCGGGCTATGCGGCGCTTGAATCGACCTTCACCTGTCGCCATGCGCCGACGGCTTCGAAGATCCGCGCGGCGTGCGCCTCGTCCAGCGATATCGCTTCAGGTATGGCGATCCAGCCCGAAGCCACCATCTGGCTTTGATTGGCCTCGTCGCGCAGCTTCTTGTAGCAATGCTCGATCACGTCTTCCAGGTGGTCGGAGAGGTAGACGCCTTCGGGCGCCACCTCCACCGACTTGCTGTAGCGGTCGCCGCGGGCGTCGATGCAGAGGGCGCTGAGATAGATCGTCCACCGGTGGGGAATGCCGCAGACGGCCTGGCCGATCTTCCCGGGCGCGATGTTCTTCAGCGACTTGTAATTGATCATGCCTTGGCGGCCACTGGGGTCGATGTTCACCACTGCGACGTGGTTGGCGGCCAGTAGCGACCGGCATGACCGGTCAATGCGGGCTTTGAGGTTGTGGGGTTTGCGCTTGCTCATAAAGCCTCCGCGAGTTTGCGCAGCGCTTCACGCTCGGCCCGGGTGATGGGCGGCTTGCGGCGCTTGAGGATGGTTGCCGGGTCGATGAATTCCGAACGCTTCGCTGGGTCTGGATTGATCGCCGGGCTATCGCCGATGGTGAGCTTGCCGCCGGACCTGACTGGAAAGCTCCAGCGCTTTCTCGCGCCGAAACTCGATGTCTGATTTCAGGTTACTGATCATGATCAGGCTCCTAGGCGATGGGCTTGCGCCCGGGCTTTGTCCGCGACTTCATCAACCATCCTGCCAAGCTCCAGATTGAACTGGACCAGCTCTTGATGAAGCATCGCGATGTACTCCTCATCGCGCTCAATGGTCTCGATATACAGCCGGCAGTCTTCATCCTGGCGTGGATCGAATGACAGGAAATCCCACCACTCCCGGCCCGTGACGAACATGCAGCCCTGAACCTGCGGCTTATGTTCCTCGGGCATGCCTTCGAGCCAGGTGCGGACATGGACGGCCTCATTGAATGGGCATTTCGACTCAATACCCCCGTCCTCACCAATCAATCCGTCCGGCGAACAGCCCAGCCAGTCGTATTTTGGATGAACTATGAAACCCGACTTGATGACGCTATTACCAGTCAGGATTTCGTAGAAGTCGTGGCTCGACTGCTCAACCTCGGTTCCCCAGGCCATCGACTTGCTGCTGACCGAATGTTTCGATCGGTTGGCCAAGCGCTCAAAAGCAAGCTCGCGCATGTAGGTGGTACGGGCTGCAAGCGGCTTACGTTTGCCGTGTTTGTCACGGTCGCCCCATGCAATAACATCCTTGAATCGGCTGGCGGTCAGTCGCCCGCTGCGGTCCTGGTGCCACTGCTCGGTGCGCTGAAGGTCTACAGAGGCGTTCATTGAGCATCGTCCTGACTATCGACGCCGGCAGCAGCGTCGGCGCTATCGCTGACAGTTGTGAACTCGGCGTCGATGGTTTGTGCAATGGCCTTCAGTTCGCCGTGACGGGTCACGCCAATGGCGCCGCGCTGCTGTGGTTTCAGGCCTTTCCAAGCTTTTTCATACCCTTCAATGCCCTGCTCTTGAGCAATTTTTTTCAGCTGTTCAAAAAGGTCGGAGGTCGCATCTGTTGTGTCGCCCTGGGGTACTGAGGCGGCACCTACGTCAGCAGGCTTTTCGCTGGTAGATCTCGGGGTAACGTCTGTTTCCGGAAGCGTATAGCCGTCGTCCAGCTCTTCGCGGGTGTACACGCCCAGGATCACGTCAGGGCAGTACAGGCGAGCCCATTTTTTGAGGGCCAGGTAGGCGATCTGCTGCTTCGGATCGTCTGCCCACAGCGTCGAGTTCCGGGTTCGTGCCTGTGTCATCAAGGTGGTCAGTTCGCGCGGGGTATCCTCGCCCACGAACGTAGCCCAAACGCGGACGCCCAACCCTTTCTCGTCATTAATGTTCCAGTTTGGGACGCGATACTTTTTTGGCTGCCCGTGGTCATCCGTTTGTTTTTTGCTCTCGATCTCGCGGAAATTGCCAATGATTTTGTCCCAGTCGCCAAACCACTCGTAGTGGATTCGATCAAGGGTCGGGGCCCGGGTGGTGATGACCGCGTTGACCAGTTGGGCTTCATAGCTCAGTTGGCCGCCGTTAACGATGAAGGTCTTCTGCGCCACTTGGAATGGGTTCATTCCCCATTGCATGGACTGCATGATCACTGCCATGCAGTCAGCGGTGTTGCCGTGAAAGTGCTTCGGCAGAGTGGTTTTGCCCCCTGCCATGATGCCCGCGAGCTCAGTCATCGACTGCATGCTGTCGCGATTGAGGATCAGCCCAGTCGGGCTGGTGTCCATTGGTACGGTAGAAATCTGGTTTTGGGCGCTCATTACTAACTCCATAGCCGACGACTTTGGTCGGCCTCCGGGGTGGTTCAAGGGTTCTTTAGAACGACATGGCGCGCAGCCAGGCAGAGGCCTCGTCATTGGTAACGCAGAAGGCCATGGCTACGACCTCGACCACTTCGCTGGCGCTTGGAATATTCGAGTCAGCGAATGCGTCCGCCGCTGGGGCCAGATCAACTGCCGCTACAACCGTTTGTGCTGGGTCAGCAATCACTGGGGCCGCAACAACAGTCGCTGCTGGGGCGGGCGCAGCAGCCTGGGCACGCAGACGGGCCAGCTCTTCCTGATCACGCTGATACTGCGCGTCACGTTCTCGCTGCTGGCGCTGTTGCTCTTCCTTCTGTTCACGGTGCTTGCGTTGTTGTTCTTCCATGTCGCGGCGCTGCTGGTCCAGCTCGTCCTGCTGCTTCTTCAAGCGCAGACGGTCTTCCTCGGCGCGCTGCTTGCGCAGCTCTTCAGCCTCTGCGTCGGCGAGTCGTTGCTTCTCGCGCAGCTCGTCCAGTTCTTTCTGCTGGGCCAGCAGCTTGGCAGCAGCCTCCTCTCGATCAATGGCAGCCTTGTGTAGCGCTTCCAATTGCTCAATGGCGTTGTCGCGAGCGATGGTGCCTTCGGCTTCAAATTCACCGTATTCTTCGGGGAGGATCACCGACTCCTTAACGCCTTTCAGAATTCCGGCGACGTCGGCAGCGCTGCGGCTTGCGTATGCGGCAGCGACAGAGCTGAAGCGGGTAATCTTGGCCCGGATGGCGTCGACACGCTCAGCCTCGACACGCTCGCGCTCTGCCTTGGCATCAGCAATGCGCTTTTCTTCGGCCTTGATTGCTTCGTCAACAGGAGTCTCGATTGCCAAGACTCGATCTTTCAGCGTATCGCCGAACTCCTTTACTTGGTTGACGCGAGCCTGGGCGTCTTTAACCGCCTGCTGGTAGGGAACCAGTGCCGTTTTGGTAGTGTTGGCTAGGGCATAACGCACGTCGCGGATATCGACGCGAACTTCCTTTGCATTCGCCAAGCCTTCGCTGGTCGAGCAGTCAACCACCAGCTTCCCGTAGGTTGTCTCTAGGCGAACGATTTGCTCCTCGTGCGGCCGATACTCCGCGATGTCGGTGACGGCGACAGCAGGGGCAATGGACTTCTTGGATTCTTCCGTTTCGCTCATTTCGAGCGATTCTTGTGCGGGTGCTTTTTTAGGATTGGTGGACATGACGATCCCTCGCCGCGCCTGGCGCAGCATTGAAAGTTTTGTGGTGGGGTGGGGCCGTTAAACGGCGGAAACGATAGAGGCGTTGTAGTTGGCGTAAATCTTGTCGATGCGCGCCCGGAAGTATCGATGTTCGGCCTCGTCAATGGCCCGCAGCATGAAGGCCAGGGTGACGCAGGATGTCGCCGCCGAACTGGCGTTGGGCTGGCCAAGGTTGCGGATCATGTTTTCGATCTCTGCCTCGATCCAGCTGACGGCGTTCTGGTGGTCTCGCTGGGCGGTGTTCATGTATCTCCCCCAACCGGCGGACAAATGCTTTCCATCTGAGCCATAACCAGTCCAATGCGACGCTTAAGGCTGGCACGCTCTGCGAGCCGGCGGACTTCACGCTCCGCCAAATCTTTCTCGGTGTATTCGTGAAAGAGGGCGGCGCGGCTTTGCGGTGTTCGCTCCGGGAAGTCCCAGCGCCTGTCTGATTCACGGGCCTGGGCACTATCCGCGTAACTGGTCGGCATTGAGGGACTCCAGGCGCCGAGCGAGCGCGCAGGCTTCGTTGTGATCGCGGCGGAACCCCATCACTTTGTCGGTCCGGGTATCAACCACATGGAAGAAGTCACGTCCCGCCGGCTTCACCGTCATCCTGAAGCGGACCGCGGGCTCCGGCCGCCCAATCAGTCGGTAGAAGTCGGCAGTGGCGATGCGGGAGCGTTGACGCAAGCCATCGACGATGTCGCGGCGTGATTGGATGCTGTGGTGCATGGTGACCTCCAGTGTTTGAGGTTAGGTAGAGCGGGCGGCGAGCATCCGGTCGGCAATTTCATAGGCATACTTCGCCGCGGTCGACAGGATCTCGTCTACCTCATTGCCTGCAGTTGCAAGCTCGCCAATTTCTCCGAAGCTCGGTGCGATCTTCACAATTGCCCTCGCCGCGAAGTAGTCGCGCAGCGTCATGCCTGCTTCACCTTCATGCACGTAGTTGGCTTCGGTTCCTGGGAACGCTGGGCCGCCGGTTTCTGTCGTCATGACTTTCTCCATTCGTTGGTTCACCTGTATTCGTCAACACTCATGCCTCCCGCTGGTTGCCGATGGGCGCGGGGGAGGAGTGCTGACGTAATAGAGGTGGGGAAGGGTGCCCAGGCCCGCTACTGGCGACGGCCTGGGTTTGTTGCGCCAGCGGTGTTGGCCAGTTACCCGCTGCTGATTGCAGGGCTGGCCGGTCGTCTTCGGTGTGGGCTTCGAGCTTCCTACTCACAGCGTCAAACAGCTTCTGTTCGCCGTGGATCACAGGTCCTTACAACATGCACGCTACAGCTCTAAATGCCCTGGCTGAGTGGGGCAGGGTGCATGAGGTCCGGCGTTCCCAGCCGAGGCTATCGGGATCGCTAATTCAAATCTTTTGGAGCTGGCCGTGACCCGCTACTGGCGTCGGTCACCGACTTGAATCAAATGTTCTTCCAGCCGCGGGCCTTTCGGCTTGTTCTCCCGCTGGATAACTGTTCTTGGCGCTTTACGCTGCACGCCCGGGTCAGTTGCCAACCCTCTGAACCGTTTAGGCCGGTTCATCGCTGCCTTTGAATCTGGGCCGGTGGTGATCCGGCAAGTGGTGTCACTAAAGAACGGTGCAGCTTTCGCTGCTGGCCGGCGTTGTTCGTTGCTGGCTTGAGTTGAAATATAAGGCAGCTTATTTTATCCGTCAATAAGCATGCTTATATTTTTTCTTGCAAACGATAAAAAGCCCGCTCACTGGCGGGCTCATTTAGGAATCGCAGTACTCGCGCCAGCCGATCCTGACGGCGCCGTCATCCAAGTGCTCGATCCTTATCCCCGCAGTGTCGCCGATGTCTTGGATGACCTGGCGCCATGCTTCAGGGCTTTCGTCGTCGCGCCTGGAAACCTCAACCAACTGAATCCTCTGAACTCGAGGTGAGGCGATCAAGCCTTGCAGTCGGCGACCCACAAGCTCGTAGGAGTTTCTCGGTTTCGGTGTGGGGTAGGGTGCCTGGATCATGCGTCGCTCCTTGCGAATGCTGTATGCATACACAGTATTGATGCTGACATATCTTGGCAAGAGGGCGGTAGGAAGTTTCATGCATAAATGCATAAGTGCTTGGGCTATATTTCTCCCGGGTAAAAAAAAGCCCGCTTATGGGCGGGCCTAAAGGGAATTCTTCAAAGGAGTAGGGGGAGTTTGGCCCCGGTGCTGTAAATGCCAGGTGAAAAGGATGTCGCAAGAGCAGAAAGCCCGTGCTGTGCTGGCTGCTGCTTTTGGTCCTTGTCGTTTGCAACACAAAGCTTACCAAGTCGCTACACGAAAAATATGACGTAACCCATTCTGCAGCTGTCATAAATCACGCGAATCAACTGTTTCTGAATAGAGAGCGTAGTTATGACTTTAAATCGATTGGTCAAGGTTGCAGCAGTTGTTGCTCTGCTGTCTTCTCTGTCGGGATGCTGGATTTTTATGCCGCCAGGAGGTGGTGGCGATGGTGGTCACGGTGGCCACGCTCAAGGCGGTGGACCTGGTGGGGGCCCTGGCGGTGGTCCTGGTAGCGGACCGCGATAACGGATCGGGATCTGAAGACAGTCGCGTGGAATAGAGGTGATCATCAAGATTGCTTTTTCCGTGCGGGCTGATCTAATCGCGCCGAGCGCGGCTGGGTAGCCAGCATCTTGTAGCGGGTAGCGAATGGCCGAGACAAGAAACCCGGCAGCGGTCACGCTTCACACGATCAAATTTCAGGCAAAGAAAAGCCCGCTCCGTGGCGGGCTCTCTTTGACACCTGGGGCGCCGATCCTTCAGCACCGCCAGTGTGCAATCTCGCGGATTGCCAGCTCAAGGGTGGCACAACGAAGGGCAGAAACAAGAAGCCCGGCGCTGGGCCGGGCTTTTTACGACTGTTTATCAGCTATGCGTGTATAAATTTGGCCGCTGTAAACGCGATTACGGCTAGCGCGATTGCGGTACTGATAAACCACTTCGTCTGTGATGTGAAACCCTCAGCTATGGCGGTTTTCAGGTCCGCGATATCAGTTTTAGTAGCCGTGGTCTTTTCGAGAGATTCGAGCTTAGTTTCCACGCGCACGAGCTTCTCCCGAATCTCTTGGGATGCTTTTTCAAGTGCTATTACGCGCGCTTCCATTGGATGGCCTCCGGGTGGTTCATGCCCACCAGTATTGCCTCCCGATCCAGCTTTGTCACCTTTGAGCGTCTGAGGTAGATGGCCGGCGGTAAAAATCTGATGGTCAGACATTTTCAGTGACCTCATCACCTGCTGGATTTTTATCAAGCCACTCCCTAATAAAACTTGCCCTGTGCGCCCTCAAGAACCCGCAAACATTGCATATGATTTTCAGCTCAAGCACTGGTGAATCATCAAGCGTGCGCATACCGCTATCCGAGAGAGAGAGCGGAGAGCCTTCAATCTCAGAGGGTAGAGCCCACGAAACCGATTTACACATTGGGCACTCGCCGGGACTCGACTGGCTTTTGAAAAATCGTACAGCCTCGTCAAAATAGATATTCAACTGTTGCGTTTCTGCCTCATCACTTGATGGCATTAATCGATCCTTGAAGTAGATTGGTTAAACTTATAATTTGGCCTATTCCCGCACAATCCTTCCCGCCTTCACCTTATCCATGCACACCATAGAAGTGGTTCAGCGCTATCAGCTCAACCACCGCCACGATGGTGCAGAGCACAACGAAGCCTGGGCTGAAGACGCGCTTGCGATTAGATGAGCCATCACCCAGCCAGAACGCGCCGGTGTAGCTGGTAAAGACGGCCATGAACGCCAACCAAGCCCAGACCCAAAACTTGCTCCAGAAGCTCTGCTCTCGCCATGCGGTCATTGGCTCACCCTGGGTAGCAGCATCAGGAAAACCAGCCATACCCAGGGCACTTCATGGCTCTGAGGCGATGCCTGAGAGCTTGAGTCTCGGTAAATTCATAATCCGAGGCGCTGAGCTTGGATCGCTGTGAGTACTGCAAAAGGTCCACTATATGCTGGTAATCTGCGCTTTGCTTGAAGTTACGACACTGCTCAACCCGTTCAGCTTCCGTTACAGGCATCGGTACTGCGTCGATCTGTTTTTCGTACTCAGTTTTTTCTTTTGGCGTGCTGTAGCAGCCGGAGATAAAAAGCGGGGCGACAATCAGAGTCGCTATCCGAAAGGCATTCATTACCACATTCCCTTGTGTATACGAGCGCTACTCAGCTCGCTGTAGTTCGATTTGGTTGCCGCGCAAGACGATGCGCCTACTCGGGCTTGCTCCGGATTATTTGCCCAGCCTTCACCTCATCCGCATAACCGGTCAGCCTGTCTGCTTCCTCATATAGCGTGCCCACCAGTCCCATCAGGGCTATGGCGTCGGCGTCGCTGAGTCGGCTGGCCAACCTGCCCAGGTCGACACAGGATTGCTCAAGGTTGAATGCGATCGCCTTGAGATCGCTGCGCAGTTGCTGGTTGGGTTTGGTGAGGGACATGGAGCCTCCTGAGCAGCATCAGTAAAACTTTTGCAGCGCCTGCACAACTACGCCCACGATCCGGCAGTGCTCGTCGACGGCCTCGATGGGGTAGCTCGGATTCAGTGGCTTCAAGAACAGTCGGCCGCCATCGCTGACCAACTTCTTGAATGTGGCTTCGTTACTGTCCGGCAGCTTGGCCACGACCAGCTTACCTGGTGCGACTTCAGCTTCGGTGTCCACCAGGATCAGGGTGCCTTCGGTGATGCTCTGGCCGGCGGGCGCCGTCATCGAGTCACCTTTTACCTTCAGCCAGAAAGCCGTGCCCTTGGAGTCATACTCTGAGAACTCATAGCTGTCCGAGAATCCGGCCGGGTAGGGCTCAACGGCCTCCGCCCAGGCGCCGGCGGCTACCCAGCTGATTACTGGGTAGCGGAATGATTTGGTGGGTTGAGCGGCGATAGAGATATTTGACTCGGCAGTGCTCACACCTGTCATTGGCCCGGTATTTTCGGAGAGCCAAATAGCGTTCACGCCACACACATGGGCGATCTTTGGCAGGTGTGCGCTTTGAAGGTTCTTTCCGGTCTCCAGCTGGGAGATTACCGGTTGCTCAACACCCACTTTTAAGGCGAGCGCCTTCTGCGTCAGCTTGGCGTGGTTGCGTGCGGTTTTGATTCGTTCGGCGAGTGTGCTCATCAGCTGAAATTTATAAGTTCCCTTATCGGCTTGCAAATAAGTTTCCTTCTACTTAGGATATAAGCAGGCTTATCAGGAGGGCGCTCTTATGACCCCTATCGAAAGGCTCGTCGACTTCTTCGGCGGGCAAACCAAAACCGCTTTAGCGCTCGACGTTTCTCAAGCCGCAGTTTCGTACTGGGTTGCCGGGATTCACCCGATGCGCGCCGAAAAGGCTTTCAAGGCAGAAGAGTTGACCGGTGGAAAAATCACTGCCCGCGAGCTATGCATGCGCCAGAAGGTGGCTCAATCCGCGGCGTGACATCCCTGTCTGTCGATCCAGGAACAAAGTTTCGCCTACCCACTGGCAGGGCGCCACGGAAACAAAGTTGAGGTTTTACGAATGGAAGATTTTCTGCGGGCCTGCCAGAGCGCTGTTCTGGACAACGAGGCAAAGGTACTGGCGGCAAAGATGGGTGTTGCGCATGTCGGCCTGCTTCAGCGCGCGAACCCGGACAACGAGGCTCATCACCTGACCGTGGAGCATCTGTTCGGGATCTTGCTGCACACCGGCGACATGCGCCCATTGCAGGCCCTGGCCAATGAGTTCGGCTTTGACCTGGTATCGAAGTCGGCACCAGAGCCGCAAGCGCTCACCAAGTCGCTGATCAACGTAGGGAAGGAAGTTGCAGACCTGACGATCGCGGTGCACGAAGCGCTGGACGACAACCACGTCAGCTCTTTCGAAAAGAGCCTGATCCGCCAAGAGATCAATCACGTTCGGCAGAGCCTGGACGTGATGGATGCGTCGGTGAAGGCAGCCTGAATTTCAGACACAAAAAAGCCGACGTACGAGGTCGGCTTCTTCAACAGCTTTAAGCGAGAGAAATCATGCCAAACATTGTTGCGTTACACAACCCTCGGGGATTCACCCGTATGGACAATAGCCTTATGGAGGCTTTGGCTACAGTTGACCTGCCGGCGCGTGAGCTGCGCGTGCTCATGGCCATTGCACGCCAGACTATCGGCTATCAACTGGAAACCAAACGCCTGACTGCCGACGATATCGGCAAGCAGACCAACTTGCGCCGCGACGTCACGTCGAAAGCGATCAGCCACCTCCTTGAGCGCCGGATCATTTTTCGCGTTGGCGGGAGCCGTGGGGATATCGGCATCGCGCCTGTCCGCGAGTGGTCTTTCTTCGAAGAAAAACAGCCGAGTCTCACTGAGACCAAAACGTCTCACTCAGACAATATTGTCTCACTGAGACCGCCTGCGAGTGAGACCAAAACTGCTCACTCCCTTCTTTATACAAAGAAAGAACCCCTATTAACTCTTTCTACGAAAGAGATTAATCCGCCCCAAGAGCCAGTCGAACCTCCGAAGCCTGATCGCAAGACTCCGTTCGGCATGGCCCAGTTGCTGGCCGACAACCCGCACAACGTCCCTGAGCAGCTGCTCGCCGACTGGCTGACCCAGCGCAAGGCCAAGCGTGCCGCCGTGACAGCCACCGTCTGGTCGACCGTGAACACCGAGTTGGCCAAGTGCGCCGAGGCCGGGATCACCCCAGACGACGCAATCACCGAAGCGCTGAATTCCGGCTGGCAGGGTTTCAAGGCTTCCTGGGTGATCAAGCGTCTGGCTGAATTCGCACCGGTGCCGGCCTCTCAGTCTCGCCACACCGGTTTTGCTGACCGCAACTACACCGATGGCCTGATTCAGCGTGAGGACGGTTCCTATGCGATCTGAGCCGGCCCAGCAAACTCCTGAACTGCCGCCGGGCACCCGCATCCAGCCTGCCGAGTGCGAGACCCACGGGCACTACGACCAGAAGATTTTTCCGGTGCTGGGCAAGGAGCTGAAAAGCGGTTGCCCTGAGTGCGGTCGGATCATCCGCGAGAAGGCCGAAGCTGCAGAACTGGCCAACAGGGCGATGGAGCTCCGCATGGCCATGGAGCGCAAGCTCGGTGCCGCGCTGATTCCCAAGCGCTTCGCCAGCAAGACCCTGGACGGCTACGTCGCTACCACCACGGAACAGCGAAAGGCGCTGAACACCTGCCGCCGGTATGCCGCTGAGTTCGCGCAGATCGCCGAGACAGGCCGCTGCCTATTGCTGCTGGGCAAGCCCGGCACCGGCAAGACCCACCTGTCCGTGGCGATCGCCAACGAGATCATGGCCAAGTCCAGCGCGACCGCGGTGTATCGCACCATCGGCGCCGTACTGCAGGCCATCCGCGCCACCTACGATCACTCCAGCGACCAGAGCGAAAGCCAGATTCTGTCGAGCCTGATCAGCCCCTCGTTGCTCATCCTAGATGAGATCGGCGTCAGCAAGGAGAAGCCGAGCGACTTCGAGCTGACCACGCTGTTCGCAATCATCAATGGCCGCTACGAAGAGCTGCGCCCGACGGTGATCGTCTCCAACCTGGATGGGCAGTCGCTGCCAGGGGCTATCGGCGAGCGCTGCATTGACCGGCTGCGGGAGGGCGGGGTGATCGTCATTCCATTTGAGTGGGAATCGCAGCGCGGGAAGGAGGGTTTCTGATGTCCGACAAAATCAGCGTCAACTGCCAGGCCAAGCTCTCCGAGGTCATCACCAAGATCAGCGCCATGTACAAAGACAAGAAGTATGTCGTGGTGACCCTGCGTCCGGGCAAGGATCGCACACTGGATCAAAACCGGTTGTGGTTCGGGATGTACAAGCGCATTGCCGAGATGACCCAGATCGGCGACCCGGCCGACGCCCGGCGCTACTGCAAGCTGCACTTCGGCGTGCAGATCCTGCTGAACGAGGATGCCGGGTTTCAGGCTGAGTGGTACCGGGTCATGCGTCATCTGCCCTACGAAACGAAGCTGGCCATGATGGGCGAGTGCCACTTATTCGGGCCCGACGGTTTCCCGGTGACCAGCCTGTTCAATCGCGCCCAGGGCATCAATTACACCGACCGCATCGCCACCTATTTCACAGGCCAAGGTGTGGTTTTC